AGTTGCCACTAGTATTTGTAAGAGAAGCAAACTGTGTTCCACCATCTTTAAGTACAACATCTCCACCATCTGCATCTAAAGTTATATCACCTGCAGTATCTACAAGAACTGCACCATCTGCTACTAAGTCTAATTGTCCATCTGTACTTGAACTGATGTGTATAGCTGTATCTCTGAACTGTAACTTCTCTGTAGAAGCGATAAGTATGTCATCACTAAATTCAAAATAATCCTCGTCTTCTTTCCATGTTAAAACACCATCATTTGATTCACCATCAAATGTGACTGCTATATCTGTACCTGCAGTGCCATCACCTATTGTGATTGCAGTTCCAAGTAATTTAGTTATAGGACCACCTTCTGCAGTTGTACCATCGTGTGTATGTCCTGTACTCGCTGCAAAGGCTGCTAATAACTGATTAAACTCATCGTTACTATGAGCAGCAGTTATTATGTCTCCATCAGTAAATGTGGATTGTCTAGTGTATGTAGCTCCCATTTATCTTCTTGCTCCTACTTGATATTCTAATCCAAAACCTCTTAACGCATATGGTGCAGAAGTTCCGTTGTCATTAACTCTAAGTGCAACAGTAAATCCTGAACCCTCTACAGACTGTCTTAACAATGGCTCTGTTTGTCCACCATATGTTGCAGTTCCATATGTAGCACTTCCATAAACTGCCACAATGTCTGCTGCAGATAAAGAGTACGCTGCAGGTCTTGGTGTATCAGGGTCTTCATAATCGTATCTTAAAAATAAATCTGCGTTAACTGAAGACTCAGGTTTGTAACTTACAAGAATACGTTGCATATGTTTACGTATACCTGCATCACCAAAACTTAAATCAGGACTTCTATATTTACCATCTATAGCAGTTCCATCAAAATCATTACCACTTTCTTGTTGATATACAAATCCATCAAACCCACCATGTATAACAGTTGTGCCACTTGTGTCTGTAAAGGTAGATGTAGATGAAGGCTTAATACCTTTTAACTTTGCAAACTCAAATGTTTGTCCTCGTAAAGAACATATAGCTCCTTCTGTTAAAACCTCTGTCACACCTGACTTAGAAAAGAAAACTCTATACTGAGTTTTGTTAGGTATAACAACAGAAGTAAAACTTGTTGCAGTAGCTATATTACTATTAAACAAAGGTTGTACGTTTGCACTTATAGTTCCTAATTCAACGTCACCAATTCTTGCAGTACCTGCTACTGTTCTTAAGCCATCAGGGGCTAAAAATATTAAATCACCTGCAAATTCCTGTATAGTCTGTCCATTTACACAACCTATATCTCTTGTAACAGGTGTTATTGCAAAGTTAGAACTTGATGTTCCTGATAACTTAAATATTCTATTTTCACAAAATATAAATAAGTCTTCACGGAAAACTTTAAGTCCAACTATAGTATCATCAACTTTTATACTACCTGCACCACTACCTGTAGCAAAACCATCTTCATCAAAAGGAACACTAAATACAATCTCTTGTTTATTACTAGACATTCCTGCATAAAACATATGGTCTTTGAATGCCTTAACAAACTTTGCACCTGTTACTGCAGTGCTTACTTCACCACTTCCTGCAGAGGATACATCTGTTGCACTAAATGATGTATTAAAAACTGTTGGTGCATTATTACCATCTGCTACTATAAACTTATCATTACCATCAAAGTTAAATATTTCAAAGTCATATATACCTGCACTTGTTCTACCTGTATCTATCTCTGTCCAAGAGTTATTACCTGCAGTGGCAGTAAATATTTTTTGTCCTCTTGCAGCAACAATCTTGTCATTAAACTTTATTGATAATAATACTGCCTCTGTTGATGCACTTGTTTGTGGAACTATATTAGTAACAAGTTTAGCAAATCCATTTATTCTTCTGTAACCACCTTCTATGTCAGGTTCAAAGTTTTGTAGTTCTAATGCCTCACCGGGTTGCATAGCAAAGGTGGATTTGTTTAAAACTAAGCCACCCTGTAAAGGAAAGTTTACAGGTTGTACTTGTGAAGAATCAGGCATTTAATTCACCCTAATACTTAAATCTGCACTACTTGAATATCCCATCTTTGGTATAAATGTAGACCTAATATACTCAAATCTATTTACTAACAGTGTCTGCATATTTTTTATACCCTGTTCAAATCTAGCAAAATTTAGCTGATATTGATTTGCCTCTCCTCTATACTGATAAACAAAAGCAGTAGCTCCATCAATTATAACTGCCGCAAATCTATCAGGTATAGTTGTTGTATCTGTTGATGCTGACATATCTGTTGGAAAAGAAAAGAAATCATATTTTAAACTAAATCCTTTTGTTGGAAAAGGATACAATAAAAAGTTATTATCAGGTGTTCTTGATACATACTGTGGCACACCACCCTGTTCAAATTGTGCCACTTGTGTAGCACTATCGTGAGCAGAAGCAGTAGTATCATTCGCTCCTCTTGTTGCACCTGTAAATGTTGTAGAAGTTGTTCCTGTATATGTTATCTGTTCATTTTCTATAAATATAGTTCCTGATGAATCAAAACCTGTTGTACTTGCTACAGTTATAGTTGTAGCTGAATCTGTTAATGAACCATCAAGTGTAGTTGTTGTTATTTCATCTTCTTGTGTTATATAACTATTTATATAATCATTGTATTGTATAATGTATAGTCTACCACCACTTGAACCTAAATCTGAATCCTTAACTAATCTAAACGTATTATAATCTACTGTCTTTGCAGTTGTAGGTATTGAATATCTTACTGTTCCGGGAACAAGTGTTTCTGTCTTTGTTGAGTGATTGAAAGGATATTGAAATTCTTTTTGATTAATATATCTAATAGATTCATTAACTGCATTTTGTGCTTGAACCTGTATTCCTCTGGCAGTTGAAAAAGATGTAGAAGTTAATTGCACTTCATTTAATCTTGCTAATACTTTATTTGTTAATGTTAAAAAAGTTTCTGCCATGTATAATTCCTAAAAGTGTAGAGGAGCAAGTTGCCCTGCTCCCCTAGAAAGGTTATGCTAATTGGTCTCTATCGACCTCATCAGGCTTATCATCTAAGCCATGACCTGCTAAATCAATAACAGTAGCATACATTCTTAGTCTGCCTGTAGCTGGAGCAGCACCTGCAATCTTAGCATCAATAGTATCTGTAGTAGTTACAAATTGAGTGTAAGTTGAAGCTGCACTTCCTACTATAGTGTTAGTTTGACCATTAGTTCCTGCGGCACAAAAACCTGTAGAGGTTATATCTGCACCATCAATAATGTCATCACCTGCTGCGAAATCCATGTCAAGAGTACAGCTTGAAGTAAATGCTTTCATTACTTCTGCACCTGCATTTATGACTAGAGTATTCGCAGGTATTTCTAACACCTGAAAGACATCTCCGTCTGAGAAGCTACCACCTGCCGCTACTAACGCATCAATATCAAGGTATGCCTCAATATTTCTCATAATGTTAGAGTTTTTAGTAGATGGCATAGCCGCAATAGAGTCAGAAAAGATACCTGTGGTATCCTTTGAAGTTAAATCAAAAGTTGCCATTTATATCTCCCTTATGCTACGTTGTACTTAGCAGTCACGATTGCTTCAGGTCGAAGAATCTTTCTGCCATACATATGCATACCACGAACAATATCAGCAAAAGAATCAGGGTCTCTGTAAGTCTCTGTCTTGTTGATTTGCTCTGCAGTAGCTACTGCTGAACTGTGTCCTGCTACAATAACACCAAAGTTTGAGTTTTGGTTAGCAGAACCTGATGTTCCCGGACCTGTTCCAACTGCAGGTAAGTTGTTTGACATATATACGTCAAAGCCATGAATCTTTCCTACAGATAGACCTGTTCTTAATCCACCTGATTCACCAAAGTCACCATTTAGAAGACGTGAATCTTCATCTTTTAAGACTTCAATAAATGTTGGATGTAAAACAATCCATCTTCCATCAGTGTCTACAAACTGAGTATCAAGCAGTCTGCCCATTCTTGCAATAATTTGCAATGGTGTAGCAGTGGCTGTTGCTTGAGCAGTTGCACCACCCATTCTTGGAGCTATTGGGATAGAGTGGTCACCTGCACTTGAAGTAGTGATGTTACCGAAACTATCTTTTCTTAGCTTCATGCTTGTCAACAATTCGTCTGAACCTGCAGTTGATACTGCTTTAGTTCCATTAACTGTTGAGTTAGCTGAACTTGCTATAGCATTGTTAGATGCTTGTGCAAATCCTGATAAATAACCAAGCACATCTTGGTCATAGTTATCTTTCAGTCTGTATCCTGCTCTGTCACTTGCTAGTTGAGAGAAGTTTACGTGACTGTGAGCCTCTTCAATATCGTCTATCTTGAAAGCAAAGTAGTTTGCTTTGTCAATAGTCAATGTGAAGTCCTCATCATCAAGGTCTTGAGGTTGTACGTTTGCACCTCTAGCATATTCCTTGACAGTAATTTCTGGCTCTTTAATAATTTTTACAGAATCACCCATGTTGGCAATCTCTCCGAAATAATCGGAGTTAGTGATATTTTCAACAACGGAAGTTTTTCTGAAGGCTAACTGAACCTGCTTAGAGTAAATAACTGGGGAGAAATTACCATTAGGCAGATTACCATAACCTGCTGCAGTTTTAAATGCCATTTTTATCTCCATTGAAATAAACGAATGTATGTACGAAACATACGACAGATTTCTTGTTATCGGCTAATAGTATATTGAGGTTGTGTGTTTAGTAGCTATTTAAACACAGGCTCATACCATCAGGTAGGCTTCCAAGTTTAGTGTGAGTGCGAGTGTCCTAGAAAAGGGGTCACACTCCTAGTTACATATAGTTATATTCATAAATAACTATTTGTCAATACTTTTATCTAGCAGACCCTGATATATCATATACAAAGTTTCCAGAGCGTATAGCTTCCATAATTGTATCTGAATTAGCATCATATTCGTCTGCTGACATTCTTTGAACGTCTGACTCTCTTATTACGCTGTTTTTGTTCTCAGCGTCTGGAACAGTCTTTTGAGTTTTTGTTGAGACTGCTTTAGCAGCTTCTTTGTTACTATTGACCTTTTCTTTTGTGCCAATATTTCTATCTGCCTTGTAGAGGTCAATGGCTCTTGCTGCTGACCTAGCGTCTTCACTATTCTCATATAATGCATCCTGTACCCATTTAGGCTGTTCGTCTGCCCACTCATGAAAGTCATCACTTTCTCTAATCTCTGCAAAGTCAGGGTGAATACGTAGTAATTCTACCTCTGCTCTTTCTTTTGTAGTTCTTGCATTGAGTTCATCAATCTCTTTTATTCTTTGCTCTAAAGCATCTGATTGCTCTTTTGCTTTTTTAATAGCGATTGTCTCAACTATTCCTGCCACATCAGGATATTCTTTTGCCCACTCTTCTATCTCTGCCTCAGTTTTAGGCAACTTAATTTCTTTCTTAGTTGCTTTTTCTAACTGAGATTTTAAATCATCAAGCTGTTTTTGGAACTGCTTTTCTTTTTCTTGAGAGTGTCTTCGTAAATCTCCATAACGCTTTTTAAAAGTTCTTTCTTCAGCATTCTTCGGTTTCTCCTCATCCTCTGCTTTCTCTTCTGTAACAGGTTCTTCAGGTTCACCTTCAGCTTGTTTCTTTAATAGTTCAAGCTCTTCCTCATCTTTTTTAATTCTATCTTCATGAGTAGAACGCTTGTCCATAAATGCTGTTTTCTTTGGTGTAGCATCTACCACCATTTCTTGTGCTTGTTCAGCCATTTTATTTTCTCCTTGGGGTTATCGTAGCCAAATATTGCTGGGGGATAAGTAGCCAACTATTGTGGGTTATTGTCTTGAAGCCAACCCACCTAGCTTCTTACTTTTAATCTTTGTAGCTCTTCGTTTAGATATAAATCCACCTTGGGCAGTCATACCACCCATATCAGAAGCAGCGTCACTACCCGGAGATTCTCCTCCACTACTGCCTCCATCATCATCTTCATCCATTCCATAACCCGGACCCATATCATCTTCAGCAGAAACTGCTCCTGTTCCTGTTGTATCTTCATCTTCATCAAAACCATAACCCGGTCCTAGTTCATCTGTTACTGAAATTGCTCCCACACTAGGTCCTGTAGTTACACCTGTATCCGTATCAGGTGTTACAACATCTGGAGTTTTCATGTCTACAATTTTACCATTTTTATCTCTTGAAAATACCGTTCCTCTACCCGGACCTAGATTATATCCAGTTATCTTATTGCCTTTACCTAGTTCATTTGTTGTAAATCTACCACCTGTATAAACACCATTTACTGTTACAGCAGTTCCTTTACCAAGTTCTTGACCATAGTTAGGTTTACCTGTTGAATCAAGTGGAGTTATATTATTTAACGCTGTTATAGCTGTATTTCTATCAATAGAATTTAATCCAATAGCTTCTCTACCTTTGTTCATATTACTAAATAAAGATGGGTTTGTTAACGCATAACCACCCATATTTGTTATAGACTCTATCTCTCCATAATACCCTGCTTTAGCCATATCTGTTACTGCACTTAAAGCTGACTTTGCATTTGTATAACCTGTGACTGCTCCAAAATTAGGGTCATTTTTATTTATATTAACACTAACACCTCTAGAACTATATACAGAGTTTTTATCTGCTGCATTTAAATTTCCTGCATTGTGTCCTCTAGCCATAGTTGTTAAGTCAGTAAAATTAATACCAAGATTATTTGCTAAACTATTTTTATCTTTATCTGTAGTATATCCTAATGTTCCTAATCTTTCACTTTGAACACTAGTGCTTATTTCTTTTTCTTTGTCTCCACCTAAAGCCGCTCCAATAGCTGTTCCTAGGTTACTAAAAAAACTATTGAAGTCTCTCCCAATAGTATTTCTATCTACTATACCTCTATCATAAGCTCCCCCTCTAGGACTTACTCCTTTGGCTAAATCTGCTAGTTCATCTTCTGTTAAATCATAGTCAAATGTTTGTGGGTCATCATAAAAACCCCCTGTAACAGATGTTGTATCAACACCTACATCACTAGATTCTCCACCTTCTTCTCTTACACCTGTTGTCTTTACTTCTCCTGCTTCTTCTTTTTTCTCTTCTTCTTTTTCTTTTTCTTCAGCAATATACCCTGCAGGTATTGGATATACAGGTTCTCCGTTTACAAAAGGTATATATAGTTCTTCTCCTGTATCAGGATTTACGTATCTTTTAGTTTCTGTTTTTTGTAGTTGCCCAAAAGGAGCACCAATCATTTTACTAAAATCAGGAGTTGCCGCTGTGCCTGTAGGCATTCTATATGCAGGTGGTGCATAGCTTGGAGCATCTCCTACTTTTACTTGTGGTGGTTTTGGTGGTTGTGGTTTAACTACAGGCATCTGTCCTGTTTGAGAATATATGGATGGTCTCATAGCTAATTGACCCGGTGCAGTAAAATTAACACCCGGAACTTGATTAGTCTGTTGTACCTCTGATATTATTTGTGGATTTTGTATTTGTGGATTTTGTAATTTAATACCACCCTGTTGAAAGTTTTTAGGTTGAAAAGGCACAGTATCAGGTAGTGTTGCTTGGTCAGAATTACCCATCTGACCCATTTTATTCATCATATCTAAACCTGCTTTTGCATCTTGTCGCATATTCATAATCTTTTCAAGACCATGATAACGCACAACATCGGCAGGTAAAACAAATTCACCTTCACTAATATTTATTGGCACATCATCTCTTACTTCTTTTTTCAAAGAACCCACAGGAACTTTATTACGTGACTTTCTATCAACAGTTTCTCCTTGGTCTTTTAATCCACCAAGGTCAAACATTTCCATTTGTTTTTTATAGTTAGCCATCTTTTCCTAATACCTCTTCTCTAAGAAATTTTAATCTACGCAATGCACCTATTGCACCTTGAGTTCTATGTAACACTACACTATCATCTGCTTGTTCCATAGCTTTATGATGTTGCTCTATTAGAGCGTCTAAATACTTATTGAGTTGTAGTTGGTGGTTGACCAGTGGCTTGAGATTGCTCAATATTTCCTTGTCCATTACCTGTAAATCCTTGTTCGTTTGGTTGAGGTGCTTGTCCTACTCCTATAGTACCACCACCTGCTCCTGTTGGGTCTGCAGGATTAGCACCTGCAGGAGCTTGTGGTTGTTGTGGTTGTTCACCTTGCATACCTTTTAACATCTCTGCTTGTAGTATAGCCTCATCCATATTGTTAGTTACTTTTGTAGGGTCTAAATCCATAGACTTTGCAATCTCTCTTACTATGTAATTAAACTTAGCAAAAGGTGCAAGTGCAGGATTAGATGCAACTTGTAAGAACTGCATAAGTCTCTGACTTCTAACTTCATTAGCCATTAGACTTTCTGTTCCACGTGCAACAACTTCTAAGTCACCTTTTATATCAGGGTCAAAGTTAAACTGCATATTAAATCTAAACAATCCTTCACCTAGAGGTTTAAGTAAATAGTCATCTACGTTTTTAATTACAGTTTTAATACTACCTGAAGCTGCTCCCATAAGCATACTTATGCCTGCGGCAGTTCTACCTACACCTGATACTCCTGTCTGTCCATGAGCAAAAGAAGGTAATCCTGTGCTTTCATCTGCTAACTGTCTTGCTTTATCAAACAGTTGTAAGTTTTCATTAGATACGTTTGGAAACTTTGTACCAAATATAGCTTGACCCGGTGCTCCACCTTGTCTTCTAAATATCTTACCCGGATACACAGATAAGTCTTGACCCGGAACTAAATTAGTTTCATCTACTTCTATTAATAAGTTTCCTGATAACACAGCATTATCAACTGCCATTCTCATAAAACCATTCATAAGAGTTTGTGTATCATCCATGTTTTCTGCTAAACCTACACCAAAGAATGAATATGGATTTAATTCATAAGGTGCAGCATGATATGGTATCTTGGCAGGTTTGAATGGGTTTAACACTGCTCTGAGTAACTTCCCATTGCAAACCCATATATTAGCTTGTAGTTCTTCAAAGTCTTGTAATTCTTTAGGTATATCTACGTCTTGCTCTAAAAGCATTTCAACATCTATCATACCCCAATACTCAAGAACTTCAAATCTATCTATATAGTTTTCTTGGTTATAGTCTGTTAAATCATCTTCCCAATACTTCTTAACATAGTTTTCACCATCAGCTATAGCTTCTTCTATAACTGATTGTCTAAAATAAGGTCTACGTTTTAATGCACGTAGTTCTGTTCTAGACATCTTGTGTCTTTCTATTACATATTGTGCTTGGTCTATGTTTGTTGAGTCAGGGTCAGGAAAAAAGTTCCATACAGATACATGATTTACCTGTGGTATAGTTTTAAATATTGGACTATACTCACCATCATCACCCCAATTAGGATACTCTTTATCTATAGCAAAAGGTCCTTTCATGACACCTGTGCCAAATAAAGCCATCTCAAATGCTGTACTTCTTAAATGTTTATTAGCATTAGACTCTTGTAGTTGGTCTATGATTTGTTTTTCCATAGCTTTTGCCGCAACCATTGCAGGACTGAACGTGATAGCTGTTGGAGTTTTGCCACTACCTTCTTCCAATCCTTCAACATCTTGCAACATCTCTTGCAGAGGACCAAGCCTCTCTTGTAAAGTTTCTGCAGTCGCTCCTTTAGGTAACTCATTACCATCTTCAGGGAAACCATAAGGAGATTGTAAGTCTCCTTCGTCTTCTCTATTACGTAGGACTTCAGGTTCTTTAGGGTCGAAATTAACATTTTTTGCAACTCCTTCAGGTAATTCTGTTGGCTCTATACTTATAGGAAACTTATTTCCTGCAAATAGAACATCTGCTATTTGCCCATATGCAGCCAAAGTTTTAGTTTTTGTAATCTTTATAAATACTCTAGACTTTTCTGCTTCAGTAAATTGAACATCAGGTCCATATAAACCTCTATAGTTTCTATAAGCTCTAATCCATCTTTGCTCATCTTCATATCTATAGTCTTCTGACTTCTTAAAACTAGCTATGACATGGTCTACTATACTAGACACATTCATATCTGTAACTGATGTGTCCTCTGCATCTTCTAGAGCGATAGCTTCGTCTTCAATATTTATTTCATCTTCTGCCATATTAATATCCAAATGTTGCGTCAGCTACAGGCATACTAGATTTTGGTCTACCCATAGGCTCATAGTCAAATATACTAAATCTTGGTCTTGACATTATACCATATCGTAAAGCATCATACAAGTGGTCTTCTGCTTTTGTATCCACATCTTCAGGATTCTTTTTGTCTAAAGGTATTGCAGGTAACTGTGATATCATTTCTGTGCAAGTATTAAAAAAGACCATTCTTGGTTCTTCTGTAAACTCATCTGTTTGTAATCTTCTATGTATCTCGTTTTTACCTGATACTCTACTACCCCTGCTTCTATCTGATGGTCTAAATCTACAACCCTTTTGTATCATTTGTTCAGCCAAAGAAGGACCAGTATCACCACGTTTATGCCAAAGAGAGCTATCCAAAACCCCATACTTAATATTTCCATCATCAGCTTCTAAGTCCAATATCATATCTGCCAAATCTGTGGCAAGGACTTTACTAACATACAACTCTCTATATACAACAAGTTGCTCATCTGGAGAAACAGCAAACCACAACACAGCACTATAAGAGCCATAACCATAATCACAAGACCTAAACTTAACCCAATTTCTTGGAATGTCAAAAGGTTCAATAACGTGAGTATTCCTATCAAACTCAGTGAAAGCAGCACCTTCTTTAATATCCCAATCACCTTCAAGCAACTGCTTCTGTTGGTGTTCAGGTAAGGAAAGAAGCATCGCTTCATAGTCTCCTTGACTTGACAAATATGGATTGTCAGATAACCTAGCAGGTATAAATCTTCTTTTAAATAAAGGTTCACCTGCTTTGCTGTGTCCGTCAGGATACTTGAGAACCTTTCCTGTTTCAATGTTTGTGGCATTAAACGCTCTTCCATAAGGTGCAGGGTCAATAAACATTTTCTTAACCCACTGATGCCCCGGACCCCCGGGGTTTGTTGTTGCCCTCATGTACACAGGTAAATCGTGTGCAGTAGAACGTAATCTTGACCTCATGTAATTCCAAGCGAATGGTGTTGCCCATTGCGTTAATTCGTCAAAGCCTATCCAACTAAAGGCTAAACCTTGATATCTTAATACATCATCATCTCGGTCTAGGTAGGACATCCACAGTCTTGCACCTGATGGAGCTACCCATTGCATCTTTCTTTCTGACCACTTTATCCCTTTCCATATGAGGGGATACAATTCTCTAGACTTCCAAACAAGTTCTCTTAGTTCTTCTGTAGTATGTCGTAATAACAATCCACTAAACTGTGGATGACCCATATATCTTAGTGGGTCTGCTAACATAGCATATGACTTACCACCACCTGCTGAACCACCATATAAGACTTCTCTTTCAGGTGAAGCAAGAAACTCTGTTTGAGGTCCTGCATTTGGTTGAAAAACTATATTCTGTTCTTCTACAGGTATAGTTTCTACATCATCTACTATCTTAGGCTCTTGCTCCGATTCTACTTTCTTCGATGGCTTTCGCTTTCTCGATTGCTTTCTGGGCATATTCGGACCATCGTTTAAGAGTTCTAGCCTTGTTCTTACGTTGTCGCTCATGTAATAATCTTTTCCTTAATCCTATGTGAGATATCTGTCTTCCTGTTTTTGTTGTCAGCCAATTAGCAACTTGTCTTAATGAATATTGCTTTATATATTTTCTAGCCAACTCAATAGCTTCTAACTCGTAGGGTATAGGGTCAAGTAATTCTTTATCTTCTTCGTTAATCTTATATCCAAACGGAACAGTCCTAGCTATACGTGGTATCTGTATCCATTCTTTTTGTTCTTCATCTTTTAAATCTGTTGGTTGTGGTAGCTTCCACTTACCTACACTTCTATCCATTACTTCTTCTTCTTTTGTTTTCTTCTTTCTTTTAAAAGAGCTTTTCCTTTTGCAGTAGTAACTAAATTTTTATTATTTGCTTCTTCTATCTTTCTTGTTTTTAATCTATCAACATCTTTAACTTTTAGATTAGGATTTGCTTTATATAAAGACTTAACATCTTTATCACTAGGATTTTGCATTCTAAAATTTTTAGCTGTCATACCTTGCTTTTTAGCTTTATTTAAAACTTTAGTTTGTATATCTCTAGTAGAAGGTTTTGCTAATTTAATTTTACCTGCTTTATAATCTTTTAATACTTTTGCTCTTTTATTTACAGTTGCTTCAGGTGGAGCGAAAACATTACCTTTTGTTGTACTTGTTCTTGATTTTGGTGGTGAAGATTTAGCTCTTGCTTTTGCTTTTTCTTTAATAGTTTTAGCACTAGGTTTTTTCTTCATCACCTTTTTTAATCCTTTAGATAAAATTTTTGATAATGCCATTATTTACTCCTTTGATTTTGGTGGTAATAACATTACACCACCTGATGCTTCTACTTGCACCTTTTCTGTTTTGATTAGACCTACTCTATCTAGTAACTCTTTTGAAGCAGATAGCTTGTCTCT